ACGCATGGACATTTAATAGAATTGATAAAAATCCAGGATATGAAATTGATATGACAACATATTCAGTGGAAAATAAGAGAAAATTTGAGACTTCTGACCATTACATGTATAAAATTACTAATTTGGATCAAAAATAAATAAATTTTTAGTTGAAATAAGTTGAAACAGCATTCAATGGGCAAACATTTGCTCTTAGAAGTGTATAATATTGCCTCAGAGGCAATTAATAATTCAGAATCACTTCAAAATGCCATGATTAGAGGCATTCAACGTGCAAAAATGGAAATTTTGAACACATTTTTGCATCATTTTGATCCACAGGGATGTACAATCGTGATTGCACTTGCAGAAAGTCATGTTTCTTGCCATACTTGGCCCGAAAATGGGTGTTTAGCGGTGGATGTGTATACCTGTGGTGATGGAAATCCACGTTTGATTGCCTTAGAAATCTTAAAATACCTCAATTCGGACTCATATTCAATACGTGAAGTAGAGCGTTAAATAGAAGTAGGGAGATAGCAACCTCCTTTATAAAAGTTCTGTTTTATTCATTAAAACAGGAGCTAAAATGTCCAATTTACCAGTTGATAGAGACTCAAGCTACATGTATAACATGTGGGGAACCGATAAACTAACCACTGATTATGGTTCTCTCAAAAAAACTGATAAAACAAGAGTGATTCAAGAGGTTATGCACGATCTGGCACCACATCATGATCTTAAAAAACAAGTTGAATTACATGAAAAAATTCGTAATGACGAAGACTATGATGATTGGGAATATGGTACTGAACCAGCATATGGTTCTCCCTGGCACTGAATATAAATAAAGCAAGAAAACTCTTGACCAGATGACCGTTCAAAGGATATCTAGATCATTTAAAGATATTAGTTTATCCTTTGAACCTCATCCGGTAACAAAGGATCTAACGATTCTTAAGAATGAAAATGCGATCAAAAGATCCGTAAGAAATTTAATTGAAACCATTCCTACGGAAAGGTTCTTTAATTCACTTTTAGGTTCTGAAGTTCGTTCTAGTTTGTTCGATTTTGTTGACTTTGGCACTGCCTCAGTCATTCAAAACCAAATTAAAATTACTTTAGACAACTTTGAACCAAGAATTGAAAATGTACTGGTGGAAGTAAATCCACGTCCAGATAATAATGAGTTTGAAGTAACAGTAATATTCGATATTATTGGACAAGAGTTTCCAACCCAGGAGTTCACATTTATATTAGAGGCAACCAGATAAAATGCCTTTCACCAAATTTTCTAACTTAGACTTTGATCAGATAAAAACTTCAATCAAAGATTATCTCCGTGCCAACTCTACATTTACGGACTTTGATTTTGAAGGATCAAACTTTTCTGTGTTAATTGATACATTAGCATATAACACTTATATTACGGCATTTAACTCAAACATGATTGTGAATGAATCCTTTTTGGATTCGGCAACTCTTCGTGAAAATGTGGTTTCTCTGGCAAGAAATATTGGTTACGTACCACGCTCTAGAACCGCTTCTAAGGCATCTGTTTATTTCAATGTAGCAACTAACTCAACAAGTCCTACACTCACGTTACAGGCGGGTTTGGTGTGTATTGGAAGCACAAATGATACTTCTTATGTCTTCTCAATACCAGAAAAAATTACAACTTCCATTAAAAATGGAGTCGCATCTTTTGGAACATTTATAAGTCCAATTGACGTGTATCAAGGTACTTTCTTAAGCAAATCATTTGTTGTTGATGGATCATTAAATCAGAAGTTTGTACTTGATAATTCTTTTATTGATGTTTCAACAATTATTGTTTATGTAAAGGGTCCAGCAGACACTGGATTGGGGAGAGAATATCAAAGAGTTGATAATATTTTAAACGTTAAATCAGCATCAGAAATCTATCTGATTCAAGAAGTTCAAGATGAAAAATACGAACTTTTATTTGGTGATGGTATCTTTGGTAAGAAACTAGAAAATGGTACTGTAGTTACCGCAACATATATTGTTACTGATGGAAAAGAAGGCAATGGTCCTTCTGTATTTTCATTCTCTGGTAGTTTTAGAGGATCTTCAGAAGAGATTGTTGTACCAACATCAACACCATCAATTATAACGATTAATGCTGCTTCTAACGGCGGCGATATTGAATCTATTGATTCGATCAAATACTTTGCTCCTAGACTGTATGAAGCACAGTACAGAGCGGTTACAGCGAGAGATTATCAAACAATTATTCAACAAATTTACCCAAATACAGAAACAGTGTCTGTTGTTGGTGGAGAAGAACTAAACCCACCACAGTTTGGGACTGTTTTAATTACAATTAAACCAAAAAATGGAGAATTTGTTTCCGATTTTGACAAGCAACAGATACTCTCAAAACTAAAAAATTACTCTCTTTCTGGAATCAATCAGAGAATACTTGATCTTAAAATTCTTTATGTTGAATTGGATTCTTATGTTTATTATGATCCATCAAAAACAACAAATGTTGATGAATTAAAAACAAGTGTTACCAATGGATTAATAACATATTCCAATTCTCAAGATATTAATAAATTTGGCGGAAGATTTAAGTATAGTAAAGTTTTGAACATTGTTGATGAAATTGATGCATCAATCACATCGAATATTACCACAGTAAAAATTAGACGAAATCTAAAAGCTCTCTTAAATCAGTTTGCTCAATATGAATTATGTTTTGGAAATCAATTCCATGTTAATGAAAAAGGGAGGAATATTAAGAGCACTGGATTTACAATTTCTGGTAATAGTAATATTGTTTACTTTACAGATACTCCAAATAAGGATGCCAATGGCAATTTAGATGGAAGTGGTAAAGGAGTTATATCGATTGTTAAAGAAAATATTGAAGATGGTACGCAAATAGTTGTTGTTAAATCAGCAGGAATAGTCGATTACATAAGTGGAGAAATTAATCTTACAACTATTAATATCACATCTACTGTAAAACCAAATAATGTAGTTGAAATACAAGCATTCCCAGAATCAAATGATGTCATTGGTCTCAAGGATTTGTATTTGAAATTTGACATCTCAAATAGTTCAATAAATATGGTAAAAGATACCATTTCTTCTGGTGAACAAATATCTGGTGTAGGATTTAAGGTTACTTCAAGCTATACAAATGGAGAATTAACAAGAGGATAATATGATCACAACAGGGTTTGAAACAAGGGTAAAAGTTCAGCAAATCATTGAAAATCAACTCCCTGAGTTTATATTATCTGAAAGCCCAAAAGCAGTTGACTTTTTAAAGCAGTATTATATTTCTCAAGAGTATCAAGGCGGTCCTACTGATATTTCGGAAAATCTTGATCAATATTTAAAGGTTGATAATCTAACTCCAGAGATCATTGTTGGATTCACTTCGTTAACAAGTGCCGTTTCATCTTCTGGTACAACTATTTCCGTAAATTCCACAAAGGGATTTCCAGAAAAATATGGTCTATTAAAAATTAATAATGAGGTAATTACATACACAGGACTGACGACAAATACATTCACTGGATGTATTCGTGGATTTAGTGGAATTACAACGTATAGATCAGAAAATAATCCTCAAGAATTAGAATTTTCAACTTCTAGTAGCGATTCACATATTTCGGGAACAAGAGTTGAAAATTTAAGTTCTTTATTCTTAAAAGAATTTTACAATAAATTAAAATATTCTCTAACTCCAGGTCTTGAAAATGTTGATTTTGTATCTAATTTAAATGTAGGTAATTTCATAAAAGAAGCAAGAACTTTTTATGAAGCAAAGGGAACCGAAGAATCGTTTAGAATTCTTTTTAATGTTCTATTTGGATCAACTCCAAAAGTAATTGACCTTGAGCAATTTCTTTTAAAACCCTCTTTTGCTAATTTTCTTAGAAGAGAACTAATAGTTATTGAAGCAATTTCTGGTGATCCAAATAAACTTGTTGGTCAAACTATAATCAGATCAAAAGATTCTGAAACAAACGCTTCGGTTTCTGAAGTTGAAATATTCACTCGTACACCAAAGGTAGGATATGCTCAAACCTACTATAAAATAGGTTTGTTTGTTGGTTTTAGCGAAGATGATTTAATTAATGGTACTTTTGAAGTTACTCCAAATACAAAAGTTTTAAAAACAGTTTCTGTCGGATCTTCAATTATTAGTGTTGATTCTACTATTGGATTTGGACAAACTGGAACATTAGTTTCCTCTGGAAATGTAATAACTTATTCCGATAAAAGCATTAATCAATTTTTTGATTGCTTAGGAGTAGATTCACAAATTCCAACAGCTTCGGATGTAAGATCGGATGACATTTATTATGGATATGAGAATGGAGATCTTGATAAAAAAGTAGAGTTTAGAATAACAGGATCGCTATCTTCTTTTGTTCCAACATCGGACATTATTTCTGCCGTAGAAGGAGAAAAAATTTATGTTAAAAATGTTGGAGAGAAAATAAAAAATCCTGCAGGTGATAAAACTTATAAAGAAATATTCTTTAATTCGTGGGTTTATAACACTAGTTCAAGATATGAAATTGAAACTATTTCTGGATCAACTTTTACATTAAAATCCAATATTGATAAAGCGTCATTAAAAGTTGGAGATTTTGTTGATATTTTAGGATCTAATTCTAATAATGTTGTTGTTTCTAGCGCAACAGTATCATCCATCGATCAGAATTTAAAGCAAGTAATTTTAAATAATCTGGGTGGATTTACTCCTGGAGTAGATTTAAGTTATGATTTGATACGAAATAATAATTACGCCTCTAGTTCTGGTGCGGTTATTAATGGTGGAAATGATAAAATTTTATCAGATGTACAAAATTCATACAATGATGCTGATGAATATTTTTACGTTGCTTCAAACTCTTTACCATCATATCAAATTAGTGAAGATGTACTTTACTCACAAATTAATGCTGCTGTAGCTGGATCAACAGTTCAAGGATATGATGCGTCTACAGGAACTTATTCAATAATTTCATTCGGTTCAAATGTTCCATTCATTACGGGTGACAAAGTTTATTACAAACCAGGTGGATCTCCAATTCAAGGATTATCTGAAGGAACTTACTATGTTAAAGTAGTTGGATCTGGAAACCAGATTAGATTATACTCATCAAGGTCTTTCATAGATATTGATGATTATCTAACCTTTTATCCAACTGCTTCTGGGGACGGTTATCATAAGTTTACTTTAGATAGTCAGAAAGATTCTTTAATTGGTCCAAGAAAACTTCTTAGAAAATTTCCATCACAGTCAAATATTTTAAATTCTGAATCAACAGAAACAACAGTTGGGTCTGTTGGTATGTTGATCAATGGTGTTGAAATTGTAAATTATAAATCAGATGATAAAGTATACTATGGTCCTTTAACCGATTTAAAAGTATTAAATATTGGATCTAATTATGATGTAATTAATCCACCATCAGTTCAAGTATCTTCTCCATCTGTTGGAACAACAGCATTAATTCAACCAGTTGTTAGTGGGTCAGTTCAATCGGTGGTCGTTGATCCGTCTGAATTTGATATAGCAAATGTCATTTCAATATCAATCACTGGTGGTAATGGTAGTGGAGCGGTTCTTGAACCAGTTCTTAGTAAAAGATATAGAGAAATTTCTTTTAATGCTCAAGATATTTTATCTTCTGGTGGATTGGATTATAATAATGAAACCATTACATTTTTAATAAATCATAATTTACAAGACGGTGAAAAAATTGTATATAATAAAAATGGAAACGATGAGATAGGTATAGGAACATTTGGTGGATCTAATACATCACAAAATAAAACTCTAGTGAATGGTTCAATTTATTATCCAAAAATTATTAATAATAAAACTGTAAAACTTTTTGAAACAGAAAAAGATTATTTTTCTGGTATTAATACAGTTGGATTTACAACAATTGCCAATCAGGGAATACACAAATTTAGGGTATTTGAAGGGAAAAATAACATCTCTAAGATTAAAGTTATTAATCCTGGTGATGGGTATACTCATAGACAACTTAAAGTTAAAACCTCAGGAATTTCTACTTCAGAAAGTATAGTTATTTTCTCAAATCATAATTTTAAGAATGGTGAAATTGTAAATTATTCTACTAGTGGAACTACAATTAGTGGATTGAGCACTTCTAATCAATATTATATTATTACAGAAAAATCTGATACGTTTAGACTTGCCGATGCTGGAGTTGGTGGCACCATAACTTCAAATTATGAAAGAAAAAAATATGTAAAGTTTGAAAGCACTGGATCTGGATATCAAATTTTTTCTTATCCCGAAGTTTCTTTAAGTATTAATGTTTCTTATGGTAGTAGTATTGCTGGAATTATAACAGCAACTCCAGTTATAAGAGGTAAAATAATTGATGCTTATCTATATGAAAATGGAACAGGGTATGGTTCCACTACACTAAATTTACATAAAAAACCAATCATTACTGTTAAAACTGGAAAAAATGCTGAATTAACTCCAGTTATAACTGATGGTAGAATAGAAAAAGTTGTAATTTTAAGTTCTGGATCTGAATATAATGCTGCCCCAGATTTAGTCGTTAATGGTAATGGTAACGGAGCAGTATTAAGAGCAGTTGTTACAAATGGATCTGTAACTGATGTTATTGTCATTAACTCTGGTGCTGGATATACAAAAGAAAAAACAACTGTAATAGCAAATGCTCCTGGATCTGGAGTGTTATTTGACATATCTGTTAGAAATTTAACATTAGATAATCAAAATAGATTTGGAAATGAAATTCTAGTTCAAAATGAAGGTAGTTTAGAATATGGAATTGTAGGATATTCTACACAGATTGGAAAATCAATCGCTGGAGATGATGGAAATCAACACTCGCCTATCGTTGGATGGGCATACGATGGAAATCCAATTTACGGTCCATATGGATATTCGGATTCAGAGAATCAAAATTCATATCTAAAATTAGTCGAAAGTGGATATACACTAGATATTAATTCTGTAATAAACAGACCACCTGGTTTTGCATCAGGATTTTTTGTTGAAGACTATCGTTATGATGGTTTAGGTGATTTAGACGAACACAATGGTAGATATGGAAAAACTCCAGAATTCCCACAAGGTGTTTATGCTTATTTCTGTGGAATTAAAACAGATACTTTTACATCAAGTTTAATATCAGAATTTCCATATTTTATTGGTAATTCATTCAAATCTAAGTTTTATTCGGAAAATAAAACTCTAGATCAAACTTTTGATTTTAATTCTTCAAATCTAGTCAGGAATTCATTCCCATATAACGTTGGTGAATCCCATGCTGATAATGATTTTATTTTAGAATCTTATGAAATAAGCAATCAACAAACAAATGTTGATTCTGTTTCTGTTGGATCAGTTGATTCATTTACAATTGTTTCTCCTGGAGAGGATTATAAAGTTGGAGATGTTGCTAATTTTAATAATGAAGGAACTAATGGTGGTGGATTAACAGTTTCAGTATCATCTCTGGTTGGTAAAAATATTGTTGATTTAGCAACATCTATAGAAACTTATGAGGGTTCTTTACTTACTTGGAAAACTCCAAGTGAAGTGGAAGTAAAGATTTCGCCATATCATGACTTATTAGATAATGATTACGTTGTCTTATCTGGATTAACAACAAATATTAATCGATTATCAAGAAGTCATCAGATAGGAGTTATTACAGAATATAGTTCTCTATTGGCAGAGGTGCCATCTAATGCCATATCTGGAGTAGTGACCGACATATATCTAACTAGAAATTTTGAAACAGTTTCTGTTGGATCCACAATTGGAATTGGAACAGAAATTTTATCAGTTCTCAATATCTTTAATCAGGAAAAAGTTTTAAGAGTTAAAAGAGGACTTGTTGGTTCTGCCCATACAGCATCTACAATAGTTAATATATCTCCCGACAAGTTTATCGTGCCAGTTTCTGTAGAATATTTTGATTCAAAGGTTGATGATAAAGTTTATTTCAATCCAAAGAGTTCAGTTGGTGTAGGAACAACAGCAGGAATTGGTGTTGCTGTAAATTTCAAATTAGGTGAAGTTACCAAAGTCATTTCAGTACCAACTCAAAGCATATATTTACCAAATCATCCATTTGAGAATAATCAAGAAGTAACTTTTAATAAAAAGAGTTCATCAAGTGCTATTTTAGTAAGCACCACTTCTAGTGGAACGCCTTTCAATCTTCCATCCACTGGTAACTCACAAACACTATATGTAATTAGTAAGTCCAAAGATTTTATTGGATTAGTAACCTCCGTTGGATTAACAACTAATACCGATGGATTGTTCTTTACAGATAATGGAACAGACAATCATGAGTATTATCTCGAATCAAATTATGATCAAATTACAGCAAAAGTTGAAAAAATAAAAACAACTGTTTCAGTTTCAACTTCACATGAATTAAAAGTTGGAGATACTGTAACTCTTAACATAACACCTTCAACAACTGTTGGTGTTGGAACTTCAACAGCAGTAAGAGTAAAATATAATTCATCTATTGAAAAACTTTTAATCAATAGAGTTGGTTTTGGATCTCAAGCAGTTAATAATTTAACTGATAAGATTAATATTCAAAATCATGGATATAGAACTGGTGATAAAGTTTTCTATGATGCCTCTGATTTAATATCTGCTGGACTACAGACAGGAAAATATTTTGTTTATAGAATTGATAATAATAGTTTCCAATTAAGTGAAACTTACACGGATATAACCTCAATACCTCCAGTTATTGTTAGTATCGCTGGAACTGGAGGGGCAAATCAAGAATTTAGTCTTGTAAATCCAAAAATAGAATCAATTAGAGGTAATAATTTAAAGTTTGATCTTTCAGATTCTTCTCTTCAAGGATATGATTTTAAAATTTTTACAGATCAAAATTTTAGAAATGAGTTTATCTCTGTCGGTAATACAGCACCCTTCAGTATTACTGGAGTAGGAACAATTGGTGTTTCAACTATTGCTTCATTAACCATTAATTATGATGCTAATATTCCACCAAAACTTTATTACAATGTTGAAAAGTCTGGATTTATAAGCACTTCAGATACTGAAGTCAACAATTATTCAGAAATCTCATTTGTTAATAGCAAGTATAATTCATCATATTCTGTTATCGGCATTGGAACAACAACATTTAATATTTCTCTCCCAAGAAATCCAGAGAGATTAGATTATTCTCCATCAAATTGTGAAACAATTGAATATACAACAATTTCGACTAATGCTAAAGGTGGAGTCGATAAATTAAGAATTTTATCTGGTGGATCAAACTATAAATTGGTTCCTTCTTTTACAAACATTACTTCAGAAGAAGGTAAAAACGCATCAATTATAGCAAGTTCAAAAACAATAGGTAGAATTAAAAATACTACAATTTTAGATCAAGGTTTTGAATATTCAGTAGATAGAACCTTAAAACCAGAGGCATATATCTCACCAAGAATAACTCTAAAAGATTCTGGTGAAATTTCAAAAATTGATATTATTAGTGGAGGTAAAAATTATACTTCTCCGCCAGATGTAGTTGTAATTAATGGTGTTACTAGAGAAAAAATTAATTCAGGATCACTTTTAGCAAATATTACATCAAGTTCAATTACATCGATCGATATTGTAAGAACTCCAAAAGGTCTTTCATATGTAAATAATGAAATTTTTACAGAAAATAATACAAATGGAGTTGGTATTAATACACTTTCCAGTTCTTCTTCTGGAATTGTAACCTGTTTCCTTGTAACTCCGGTTTTGGGTTATACCACCCCACCATTTACTGTTGGTGATAAAATTTATGTTGAAGGTATTCAGAATAATGATTTTTCAGGAACTGGATTTAATTCAAGCGATAATGGATATGTATTTTTCACGGTTGATTCTTTTACAAATTCAAATCCAGCTGTTTTACAATTTAGTGTTTCTGGAGTAACAACCAATCCAGGATTAGCTAAAACAATTCAATCTTCTTATGCAACAATTATTAAGTATAGTGATTATCCACAATTTGAAGTAACAACAGACTATTCCCAATTTGCTTTTGGAGAAGCATTATTGAGTAAGTTAGATGAAAATGATCTTTATTCTGTAAAAGATTTGAATGTTACTGAATCAAATGATGATGCTCTAAAAGTAGTTGGAACATACGTTCTATCCGAAGGTGAAATTATCCTTGGCCAAAAATCTGGATCAGTAGCAACTATTGAATCCGTTTCCAAAAATAGTGGTGTATTTTCTATAGGATACTCACTACAAAAAAATTATAGTTGGTCAAATGATACTGGTAAACTCGATGTTGATTATCAAGTTTTACCAGATAATGATTATTATCAAAATCTTTCATATACTGTTAAGAGTCCAATAACTTATGAAGAACTTGTCAATCCAGTAAATAGATTGGTCCATACTGTTGGTCTTAAAAACTTTGCCGATACTGAAATTCAAACAGAAACAAGTGTTGGATCTGGATTAACTGCTGTTGAAAATACAACAATTGTTAGAGACATTTTAGAAGAAAAGAGAGTCGATACGATTAACTTCTATGACAATGTAGTTGATATTGATACTATTACCAACAGTCCAGTTAAATCTAAGTTCTTAAAACTTAATAGCAAAACTTTAGCAGATTATATTCAATGTAATACAAACAGAGTTCTAAAAATTGATGATTTTAGCTCTCAATTTAGAAATAACAGTAATATTACTGAAAATTATGTTGACATAGTTTCTTATGATAACACTTTCTCAGAATTTTTAATTCAAACTATTGATCCAAATGGCGATCAAAGACAACTTACAGAATTACTTGTTCTTAATAGTGGAAGTGACGCTGTCACAATACAAAAATCTTCACTATACAATACAGAAAATGAAATAGCTGATATTGAAGCTAATTTAGATGAATTTGGTAATCTTTCTCTAAGATTCTATCCAGAGGATGTATCAAATACAGATTATGATATTAAGGTATTAAGCACAGAATTTAATTCACTTCTCAGTGGAATTGGAACTCAGAGTGTTGGATTTATCAATATGATTGGTGCCAACAAACTAGTTGGTATTGGATCTACTGAAGTTGTTATTGGATTTAGTACCTTAACAACTTCTTCAATATATGCTAATTTCCAAGTTTATGATCAAACTAGAGATAAATTCAATTTTGTTGAATTAGAAATAGATCATGATGGACAAGATGTTTATATATCAGAATTTTACAGTGATGGAAATCAAGGATCTGTTGGTGGTCAAATAGGCACATTTGGTATTAATATTAATTCTGGTGTTTTAGCACTCGATTTTTCAAATAATTCTGATGCTCCATTATTAGTTAGAGGTAATATTATTGGGTTTGGTTCAACTTCAGTTGGAGTTGGAACTTATAGATTTAAAACTTCTAGTCAACCAGATGGATCAGAAAGAAGTGTTCGTATTGAATCAAACTATTATGTTGCTTCTTCAACTTCAACTATTATCTCTTTAGACAGAGATCTAGTTTCATCAGTAAAATCCTTGGTTAGAGTTTCTTATGGTGACACAACATCAATTCATCAAATAATGATGATTCATGATGGGACAGATGTTTATATTAGACAATATCCATTTATTTCTGTTGGTAGTACTGGTGGAATAGGAACTTTCTTTGGAGCATATTCTGGATCTAATCTTGTACTATCATTCTATCCAGATCCATCAATTGTTGGAAACTATACAATTGAAAGTTTAGATAAAATTTTCTATACAGATACGGACACTGTTAATAATCCCCCAACATTAATATATGGAACAATTACTCAAGATGTAAATCTTGCCTTCTACAATGCTCCAAATAATGAAAGATCCAATAAATTAGATTTTGATGCTACTTATAATGGGACTCCGATTTTTGCCAAAACCTTTAATCCTACAGATTCTGCTATTTTAAATCCATCAACCGGAGTATTTACAATTGAAAATCATTTCTTTAGTACAGGAGAAAAGTTAAATTATACTCCAGAAAGCACAGTTATAGGAGTAGCAGCTTCTGCCGTTGGAATAGGATCAACAGCAACTGCGGTGACCTCTGGAGGTGTTGGTGTAGGAACAACTAATATTTTACCATCTACTGTTTATGCTATTAAAATTAATAATGATCAATTTAAATTAGCGACTACATCACAGTATGCCAATCTAAGTATTGGTGTTACGTTTACCTCAACTGGTTCTGGAAATGCTCATGAACTTGAAATGTATAAGAGAATGGAAAAAACTGTTCTTTCTGTTGATGGAATCATTCAATATCCATTATCTTACAGCCCAGTTTCTTATTCAATAGTTGGTAACGGTGGTCAAATTAGTGCGGCTGCAACTTATTTTGCTGTTTCTGGAATTTCATCCATAAAACCAGCAGATCTGCTTGAGATTGAAAATGAGTTTGTTAAGGTTATCGCTGTTGGATTCGCAACAACTGCTATTGGACCAATTGATGGTGTTGGTATAACAACTATCGTTGAGGTTAAGAGAGGTGCTGTTGGCACATCAGCAACAACACATGCAGATTCTACATCATTCCAAGTCTACAGAGGTTCTTATAATGTTGTGGGAAGCAAAATTTACTTCACAGAACCACCAAGAGGAAGTTCAGACAATAGTATTAATTCAAGCAACCTCCAAGAGGCATTTTCATCATTTAATGGAAGAGTATTCCTAAAACAAGACTACACAAATAATATAATTTACGATGATATATCAGATCAATTTACAGGAATTGGTCAAACATTTACACTGAAAGTTTCTGGAGTCAATACATCCGGAATATCAACGGGAAGTGGTATATTACTAATCAATGATATATTCCAAACACCTACTACGTTAAATAACGCAGGAAACAACTATGAATTAACTGAAGGTGTTGGGGTTTCTACTGTAACATTTACAGGAATCACTTCTTCAAATGGTTCTATCATAATTTCACCAACATATATCAACCAAAATCAACTTCCTAGAGGAGGTACAATTATCTCCCTAGGATCAACTAATGGATTAGGATATGCTCCATTAGTTGGTGCGGCAGTAACTGCTGTTATTGGTGTTGGTGGAAGTATTACTGCTGTTGGTATTGGATCAACCGATATATCTGGTTCTGGATATCGAGGATCGGTTAGCATTGCTGTTACTTCTAACACTGGACATGGTGCTATTGTTTCTGCTGTAGTTGGTGCTGGAGGATCTCTATCATTTGTTGTAACATCTGGTGGAACTGGATATGCTGTCACAAATACTATTGTCAGAACACCAGATCCAATATACGAAAATTTACCAATTGTGGGTGTTTCTAGATTAGGAATTGGATCAACAACACAGTCTGGAACTGGATTACTATTAAACGTTGAAGTTGGGGCAAGTTCAACAACAGGAATAGGATCTACATTATTTGAGGTTACATCATTTAAAGTTACTCGCCCAGGATATGGATTTAGAAATGGCGATGTATTCAAACCAGTAGGATTGATAACTGCTAGAGGTTTGGCAGCACCTGTATCAGAATTTGAACTAACAGTTATTGAAACCTTTAGTGATAGTTTTGCTGCTTGGCAATTTGGTGAACTAGATTATATTGATAGTATCGAATCTCTACAAAATGGAGTAAGAACAAGATTCCCATTAAACTATAATGGTCAACTGTTAAGTTTCCAAACGAATCCACAAAATGTAGATTCAGCAGAAATAGATTTAAATACCTTACTTTTAATCTTTGTAAATGGTGTTGTTCAAGATCCAGGAGTTCACTATAATTTTACTGGTGGAACTTCATTTACATTTGCCGAACCACCAGAATCCAGTGATAATATTTCAATATTCTTCTATAGAGGGACCAGAGATGTTGACTCTATTATAGTTAACGTAAATGAAACTATAAAATCTGGAGATACTGTTCGAGTTATTAAAAATAATTTAATATCTGGTACAAAAACTCAGGATCCAAGAATTGTTGTTGGTATTACAAGTTCTGATGTTCTCGAAACTAACTTGTACGGAGGAGATGGAATTGATGAAGTCAATTACAAACCAATGAGTTGGACAAAACAAAAAGTTGATAGATTTATTTCTGGTGAATTTATTTCAAAATCAAGAGATTCTATCGAAGCACAAATTTATCCAACAGCAAAGATAATCAAGAATGTTTCTTCTTCAGATACTCAAGTATTTGTTGATGATGCTCAATTCTTTAATTATGAAGAAAATGAATCTGCTATTGTAATTTCATCTTTTAATGCTTTAATTATTGATACTAAAGATCCAGTTTCTGCTGCTGTAACAGCAATTGTATCTGCTGCTGGAACAATTCAATCACTTAATATTGTTTCAGCAGGGGCTGGTTATACGGGATCATCTATTGAGGTTAAAATTGCCGCTCCAAAATATATTGGAGTTGGATTTGGTACAACCGCAACTGCAACCATACCAGTTGTTAATGGATCTCTAAGTGGAACCGCAAATATTACAAATCCAGGACTTGGGTATTCACTTACTAATCAACCAAAAGTAATTGTTCCGCTTCCAGGACCAACTTATGAAACTGTAACACCAATTACAACTGTCGAAGGATTCTCTGGAATAATTACTGGTATTACAACTTCTACTGGAACTAGTGGGAATCCATTAGCACTTAAGTTCTTCTTAAGAGCAACTTCTTTTATTGGATTATCTCCAAATTATCCTATTTGTGTTGTTGATACTAAGGTTGGTAATGGTGTAACATCAATTGATGGTAATGATACGTCTGTAGTTGGAGTTGGAACTACTTTCCTAGATAACATTTATTACGTACACAGTATTACATCTTCTGGTGCCAATGCTGAAGTTATTACAAATATTAAATCTAATAGTTCTATTGTTGGGATAGCAACAACAGGAAGTTTGTCTTTACCTTTAGGTAGATTCTCTTGGGGTAGATTCTCTGGTTTAAGTAGATCTTCTTCAGCAATTTCTATAGGGGTTACTGGTTTGACAGTTGATGCTGGTTTAACCACATTCCCAACTATTCAAAGACGTGGATATGGATTGAGAGACACTGGCTCTCTAAGAAAAGATCTATAAATATAGAAAAAAGCTATTACGATGGCGGCAATTGTAACAGATCAGTTTAGAATATTAAATGCGAGTAATTTTTTAGATTCTATTGAAGATTCTTCCAACTCTTACTACGTGTTTTTAAGTTTACCAAATCCAACTGCTGTTGGTTTTGGTAGAAGCACGACCTGGGATGATAATACACCAGTTCCTGTTGATGTTATCAATTATATTAATCATGTTGGTCAAACAATGATGTTTGGCAAAAGAGTTACCTCAATTAATGCCAAAAGATTAATCAGAAGAATTGATTGGTCTAGAGGAACTAGATATGAGATGTACAGACATGATTATAGTTCTTCCAATTTATCACCCATTACACAGTCTACAAGACTGTATGATGCAAATTATTATGTAATGAATAGTGATTATAAAGTTTATATCTGTATAGATAACGGTTCATCTGGAATTAGTATAACTGGTAATGCTTCTCAAGATGAACCACTATTTACAGATTTAGAACCATCAAAAGCAGGTGAAAGTGGTGATGGTTATTTGTGGAAATATTTATTTACAGTTAATCCTAGTGATATTATTAAGTTTGATTCAACTGAATATATTGCTTTACCAAATGACTGGGATAATTCAACAGATGCACAAATATCAGCAGTAAGAGATAATGGAGATTCTACAGTTTATGAGAATCAAATAAAAAAGGTTTATATAAAAGAACAAGGATCAAATTATTCTGGTGGATTGGGGCAAGAAGTTAATGTTTTAGGTGATGGATCTGGAGCAAAGGTTGTTATTGACGTTGTCAGTGGAAAGATAACAAATACAACTGTTTCATCTGGTGGAAAAAATTATACTTATGGGATGGTTGATCTTGGATCAATCAACCAAAATGCTGCTGGAACTTTTGCTCATCTAATTCCTATCATTCCACCATCTAAGGGTCATGGTTATGATATTTACAAAGAATTAGGATCTGATAAAATTTTACTTTATGCTAGATTTGATGATTCAACTAAAGATTTTCCAATTGATGCCAAATTTGCTCAAGTTGGAATTGTTAAAAATCCAACTTCAATTGGATCAACCACAGTTTATACTGAAAACCAATTTTCATCACTAAATGCTATCAAATTTTCGTCGGTAACTGGCAATTTATCTATTGGAGATAAAATAACACAATCTGTTTCTGGTGGAGTAGCACAAGGATATGTTGCCTCATATGATAGTGAAACTAAAGTTGTAAAATATTTTAAAGACAGATCACTGTTCTTCAACCAAACAACTTTAGATCAAACAGATTATATTGGAATCACAACCGCATCTAAAGTTTTAGATTTTGAATCATCGGCAACTGCAGTTATAACCACTGGAGGATTTTCTGGTGCTATTGATACTTCATTTACTGGAATTACAACAAATCCAACTGGATCAAAGATCGTTGATCTTGGATCCCAATTCATAGATGGGTTAACAACATCTGAAATAAATAAAGGATCAGGGGAAATAATTTACCTAGATAATCGTCCTCTAATCATAAGAAACTCTAGGCAAAAAGAAGACGTTAAAATCATCCTGGAATTCTAAAAATGCCACAGAAGACTAATTTAAATATCAATCCATATTATGATGACTTTGATGCTAAGAATAATTTCTATCGGGTATTATTTAAACCAGGATTTCCTGTTCAAGCAAGAGAATTAACAACACTACAGTCAATTCTCCAAGATCAGGTTGAATCATTTGGAAGTCACATCTTTAAAGATGGGTCAATGGTTATTCCTGGGAGTATCAACTACGACTCTCAGTATTATGCTGTAAAGATAAATCCAGATCATCTAGGATTAGATGTATCTTTGTATATTGAAAATATTATTGGAAAAATAATTCAAGGTCAATCTAGCGGAAACACAGCAAGAGTTATTAATTATATTTTACCACCAGATAATGGATCAGAATATCCAACACTGTATGTCAAATATCTAGATTCAAACAGTAATTTTGATATCTCCACTTTTGATGATGGTGAGGTTCTAATAATACTTGATACTATCACTTATGGTAATACAACCATAAATTCGGGGGATACTGTTGCTTCTTTGATTGATTTAGATGCAACATCAATTGGAGCGGCAGTTGGAATTACAACAGGTGTTTATTTCCTAAGAGGTCATTTTGTCAATGTAGAGACAGATACTCTTATTGTTTCTCCATACGATAATAATCCATCGTATCGTGTTGGTTTAACCATTACAGAAGAAATTGTCAATGTTGGTATTGATACCTCATTATACGATAATGCAAAAGGATTTTCAAACTTTGCTGCTCCTGGAGCAGACAGATTAAAAATTTCAACGACATTATCTCAGAAAGAATTAACTGATTTTGATGATAAGGATTTTATTGAATTAATTCGTTTAGAAAACGGGGAAATTAAAAAATTACAAGATAAGTCTCAATATTCAATAATCAAAGATTATTTTGCGAAAAGAACATTTGAAGAATCTGGTGATTATTCGGTTGATTCATTTAATGTTGAAGTTGCTAACTCTCTTAATGATCGCTTATCGAATGATGGTCTTTACTTAGAAACTCAAAGAACTGATCAAGGAAATATTCCAAGTGAAGATTTGATGTGTATCAAAGTTTCCCCTGGAAGAGCTTATGTAAGAGGATATGATGTAGGTAATATTTCAACAATTGTTCTTGATGTAAACAAACCAAGAGACATTGAAAGTGTTAGTTCATCATTAATCCCATTTGAAATGGGTAACAAATTAAGAGTCCACAATGTTTTTGGAACTCCAGTTATCGGTGTTGATAATAATAGCAATACTGTAGATCTTTATAGTCAAAGAAGGAATTCAACAACTGCTGGAACAGGAACTTTAATCGGAAAAGCAAGAGTTTATTCTTTTGGCACAGCTGATATTTCATATTCACAAGCAACATCAGAATGGGATTTATATCTTTTTGACGTACAAACATATACAGTATTAACTCTAAATGAAACAACTTTAGCAGCAGATTGTCCAGAAACTTCTTTTATCAGAGGTTTAAGTAGTGGTGCTACTGGATATGTTGTAGGATCCCCAAGTGGGGCAAATATAACAATCGATCAAACTAGTGGTACTTTTATTGCTGGTGAGCAGATTTTAATAAACGAATCCTCTCTAATCTCAAGAGTTGTAAAATCTTTAAAATCTTACAATATTGATGACGTAAAATCAGTTTATCAAGATGCTTCCGCTCTTGGTCTCCAAACTGATTTTGTTGCTGATACTGTTCTTCAAAAAACAATTCCAGATAAGTTTAATATCACAGATAAACTTCAAATTAATACTGCCGGTATTGCTACGTGCCCAGGTAGATCTTTCCTTGGTATAAGATCAGATGCCATTATTAGATATCAACGTCCAGATCTAACAGTTGAAACATACAACAGAGTCTCTGCAGTTTCCACAAATGGTATAACATTACAATTAACAACTGTTCCAACAGCGACTGGAATATGTAATGGAGCTCTACCAACCAGTGATATTATTACTACTTTTGGAATAGGTTATCCACAAATAACAAATCAAGAAGAAGCATCTCTTTATGCTCGTATTGATGAGTCAAATATATCTTCTGTAGATTTGTCTGGATCAAATCTTTTAGTTTCTTCTCAAATAACAGGAGAATCCACAGATTCTACTGGTGCGTTAAGTGTTAATATTTCAGCAACTGGTATTTCTAGTGCCTTTTTTGAAAATTATGATACAGAAAGATATGCCGTTATCTATAGTGATGGAACAATTGCTGATCTTACTTCGGATAAATTTAATTTAACTACAAATGGAACTGTTTTAAATCTTTCTGGTTTGAGAACAAGTCAGAGCAATGTAACACTAAATGTTACTGTTAGAAAAAATTCCATTCAAAATAAATCAAAAAATTATATTAGAAGTGAAAAATTAACTATCAATAAAGTAAGTTCAGGAGTTTCAACTTCTATTAGTGGTTTAACAACTAGTACATATTATGGGACTAGAATTGGTGATAGAGAAATTTCTTTAAATGTTACAGATGTTGTTAAAGTAATTGCCATATATGAATCACTGGACACAAATGCACCAACACTAGATGCTTTAACATTTGTTTCTGGTTTAAGTCTAAATACTGCTTCAATCCTGGGTGAAAAGATTATTGGTGATAGTAGTGGTGCTGTTGCCCAATTAGTCACAAGATCATCTGCTACTCAGGTTGAAATTTCTTACCTAAACCAAGAAAGATTTACCGTTGGAGAAACAGTATCATTTGAAGAGTCTAAGATTGTTTCAAATATTGTATCAATTACAAAAGGAAATTATCTAGATGTAACTAATAATTTTGATTTAGATAAAGGTCAAAAGGCACAATATTATGATTATTCAAGATTAATTAGAAAATCTAACGCTCTAACCCCATCTAGACAACTTTTAGCAATATATGATTGCTATCAAGTTCCATCTAATGATGTTGGAGATGTATATACTGTAAATTCATATACTAAAGATAGATTTACAAAAGATGTTCCTATTTTGCCAGAGGGAATCAGATCTTCAGATACATTAGATTTTAGACCAAGAGTATCTACATTTGTTTCAACAACTTCATCACCATTTGCTTTCAGTAGCAGAAATTTTGCCGCAACAGGGACAAATCCAACTTTGGTTGTAACTCCTGGAGAAAGTTCTTTAATCGGTTATAATTTTTATCTTCCTAGATTGGATAAAATTGTACTTGATAAATTTGGCAATTTCTCAATTATTAAAGGATCTTCCTCACTTACACCAAAAGATCCAGTAAATATTGAAGAAGCAATGGATATTGCTTTTATTAGTTTACCTGCTTATCTTTATGATCCAGCTGATGCCAAGGTAACTCTTATTGACAATAGAAGATACACAATGAGGGATATTGGAAAATTAGAAGATAGAATTGAAAACTTAGAGACTGTTACTTCGTTGTCATTGCTTGAATTAAATACGAAGTCTTTACAAATCCAAGACGCTGATGGATTATCAAGATTTAAGAGTGGATTCTTTGTTGATGACTTTAAAAATAATGATCTAATTAATCTAAAGGACCCAGATGCTAATTGTGATGTTGATATTGAGAATCAAGAATTAAATGTTCCCGTAGATTTTTATTCATTAAAAACTGACATAGCAATTTCTCCTGGTTTAAATGAAAATACTGCTGATTACAGTACAAATCTAGCACTTCTTGATTCAAACGTAAGAAAAACGGGAGATTTAGTAACTCTAAACTATCAAGAAAAAGGATGGATAGAACAACCTCTTGCCTCTAGAGCAGAGAATGTTAACCCATTCAATATGATTGAGTATAAAGGTGCTCTACGCCTCACTCCTGCCGCCGACAACTGGGTTAGAAACGTTTTTGTACCTGGCGGAAGTCGTACAGAAACTGGTGGATGGGATGGATCATACATCGAAAATATTTTAATTAGTAGCCTTCCAGATACTCATATGAGATCTAGAAACGTTGAGTTCTATTCAGTTAGTCTTAAACCACTTACAAGGTATTATTCGTTTATTGATAGTGTTAGTGGTATTGATATTATTCCAAAATTAGTTGAAATTTCGATGTCATCTGGAACATTCCAAACAGGTGAAATTGTAGATGGATTTGTTGGATCTCAAAGAGTTATTTCTTTCAGAACTGCTCAACCAAACCATAAGGCAGGAACGTATAATAATCCATCTTCCACCTATTCTATTAATCCATATAATAAATCAACTTCTATTGGTGCTTCATATTCGGCATCTTCAAGTATTTTAAACGTTGATACTGCTTCCCTTTGTGAAGAAGCACAGGGGAGATTCTCTGGTTATCTTACGATTGGTACAGTTTTGATTGGTAGATCTAGTGGAGCACAAGCTTCAGTAGCAAATCTACGTACTATTTCTGATAACTGGGGAGATCTGATTGGTGCATTCTTCATTAGAGATCCTTTGGCAACACCAGCACCAACAATTAGACTTACAACAGGGACAAAAACTTTCAAACTAACTTCTAGTTCAACTAATTCAACTCCTCTACCAGGTAGTTTGTTAATTAGTTCTGCCGAAACAACATATGCTGCCAGTGGAATTGTAGATACTTTCGCACAGGTTACTGTAACTGTAAGGAGACCACCTCCTCCTCCACCACCACCACCAGCACAAAATAGAGGTGGTGGAAAAGATCCTCTAGCACAATCATTTACAGTTGATGAAACTGGAGCATTTTTAACTTCTGTTGATCTTTATTTTGCTAATAAAGATGAAAATGAAAAGTGCTATGTACAGATAAGAACTGTTGAACTTGGGACACCAACATCGCAGATTGTTCAAGATTATGCTCAAGTGGAATTGTTCCCAGATCAAATCACAACTTCAACTGATGCTTCTGTAGCAACTAACGTTAAATTCCCATCGCCAGTATACTTACAACCCAATACTGAGTATGCTATCGTTATCCTTTCTCCAAATTCTGATCAATATGAACTTTGGGCAGCAAGAATGGGTGAAAAAACTGTTAACACACAATCCCTTCCAAACGCTGAAAGTGTTCTAGTAACAAGGCAGTATATTGGTGGAAGTTTGTTCAAATCACAAAATGGAACAATTTGGACAGCAAGCCAATTTGAAGATCTTAAATTTAAACTTTATAAAGCAAACTTTACTGCCTCAACTGGATCAGTATCTTTCTACAATCCAACTATTGTATCAAATGATGAAAATGTTCCAGCACTCGACAATAATCCAGTTAAGACTTTACCAAGAAAACTAAAAGTAGGTGTTACAACCGAAACAACCAGTACAACTGTATTAGCAACTTTAGTTCCTGGTATTAGAGTTAAGAAAACTGGATCAACTGGACCATATGGATATATTGAAAAAGTTGGAAGCAGACTTACAACATCTACAACTGGAATTAGTACAGTTAGCGTTGGAACTGGTTATTCAACTGGTCAATTCTCTTCTGTTCCTCTCTATACAATTACTGGTTCTGGTAGCGGAGCTGTAGCAACAGTATCTTTCCACAATAGTGGTCTTACTACAGCAGTAATTACAACTGTTGGTACTGGATATGCTGTTGGTGATATTCTTGGTATTACAACTTCAACAGTAACAAAAGGTAAGAACGCAACAATTTCAGTATCCACAATTAGTGGAGTTGATACACTTTATTTGACAAATGTTCAGGGTGAATCTTTTGCTACAAATAATAACCTACAGTATTTTAATGGATCAACAAACGTTGCTCTTGGTGTTACTGTTAGAGAAAACTCTAGCGTAATAAGCAATCTATATGATGGTAGAGTTATTGAAATTTCACAATATAATCATGGAATGCATCAAGATACTAATAAAGTAATTTTGGCAGATATTGAGCCAAATACTGTTCCAACAACAATTACAGCAGATTTGGGATTAAGTGATACTTCAATTTCGGTTGCTAGCACAGCGGTATTCGCAACCTTTGAGGGAATAACCACTTCAAGGGGATACGCCAAGATCAATAATGAAATCATTTATTATAATAGTATTGATTCTGGAACACTTGGAATTGGATCAAGAGGAAAAGATTTACTTCTTTCTGCCACAAGATCTCATACAAGTGGAACTCAAATTTATAAGTATGAACTAAATGGTATTTCTCTTAATAGAATTAATACAACTCATACTCTTCCAAATGACGCAACACTTAAATCATTGAGAGAAATTGATAATTATCATCTTCAAATTGATAGATCAGATAGAGCAACTGGAGATACCCAATTAAGTTTTATTGATGAAAAAAATCTTGGTGGTCCAAATGTATTTGCTTCCCAAAACTTCCAGTACAACGGAATTATTCCGCAGTACAATGTTATAACCCCAGGTCAAAATACAACTGTTTCTGCTGAAATCAGAACAGTATCTGGAACAAGTGCTAGTGGATCTGAAATTTCGTTTATTGATCAAGGATTTGAACCAGTACAGTTAAATAATCCAAACTTTTTATCTTCCACAAGATTGGTTTGTTCTGAGGTTAATGAGGAAGAGTATCTAACTACCCTACCTAAGAAAAAGTCATTGACTGTTAAGTTAGACCTACAATCTGCTGATTCAAATCTATCTCCTGTAATTGATACACAAACTGCTTTTGTTGCCTTAATTAGAAATAGAATTAATGATCCAATTTCGGATTATGCCAATGATCCAAGATCAAACGCAATCTTTAATGACCCACATGCTGCTGCTTATGTTTCAAATAGAGTTAACCTGAAGCAACCAGCATCTTCACTCAAAGTTCTTGTTGGTGCTTATCGCCACTCTTCTGCTGATTTTAGAGTTCTTTATAAACTTTATAAAGCAGACTCAAGTGAAATTGAACCAACCTATGAATTGTTCCCAGGTTATGATAATTTGAAAGATACTGATGGTGATGGATTTGGTGATACCGTGATTGATTCCACAAGAAATAGTGGATTACCAGATGCTTTTGTTAGAACAAGTAGAGATGGTGAATTCTTAGAGTACCAATTTACTGCTGATAATCTGGATCAATTCACTGGGTTTGTGATTAAGATTGTTATGAGTGGTACAAATGAAGCATATCCAGTTAAGTTGAAAGATCTAAGAGCAATAGCACTAGCATGATAAGAGTAGAAGGTCATAAAGACCTATTTCGAGATGAAAAGTCTGGTGCTATTGTAAATACTGATACTTTTGGTTATTCTCAATATATTAAAATGAAAAATGAAAAACAAAAGCAAAAGGATGAGATTGACCAAATTAAAAATGATATTAATGAAATCAAAGCATTACTGCAGGAGTTAATTCATGGATCCAAATGAAATTAATTTAGAATCAATTAATAAATTATTTGAATATGAAAAACACGCAAGAACGATTGACGAACTGGATCTTGATGAATTAAGAAAGTTTGCCAAACTCTACTATAAATTATACCTGAAACAGCAAGAAATTGTTTCTTCCCTGGGTGCTCTTTGAACTTATAAATATATTTTAGATCCTGATATTGTATAAATTTCATGGTTATGGGAATTTAAAACTTGCGGGAGTCACTACCTAATGGCAGATATAAAAGTAAGAGTTGGCCAAAAAAATGCAGTAAAAGTTATATCTTCTTTGGCTGGAGCACAGGCTCTAACACTGCCAGAATTACTAGATGTTGACGCAAATTCTTTTGTCAATTTATACGATGGAATGGTCTTAGTTTATAATGCTTCAATTAATCAGTGGCAAGCCACCCTAACTCTTACCCCAGGAAATACACAAAATCTAGACATTAATGGGGGTACCTTTTAGTGGCTAGCATTATAAGAGTTAAAAGATCTACAGGAACAACCGCTCCAGCTACTCTTTATTATGGTGAGTTAGCGTATACTGATGGACAAGGTTTAACTGCCAACGGTGGAGGCAGACTCTTTGTTGGTGATCAAAATCAGATTCCTAGAGAAGTTGGTGGTAGATATTATACTGATATGTTCCTACAACCCGGAAAGGTTGCAGGGAAACAAAATAAAACAACTCCAGCAAATGGATTTGTTCCCATACTCGATATTAATAGAAAAGTTGATGAATGGAATGTTGATGGATATTTAAACGTTACTGGTGTATCAACATTTATTGGTCTTGTTAATGTTCAAGGTGAATCTTTCTTTGGAAATATTGGAATATCTTCAAATCTTATTAGAACAACTTCTGGAGATACTCTTTACATTGATCCATATCCCGATGGTTTAAGTAACCAGGGAACGGTTGTTATTAAAGGTAATTTACAGATTGATGGAGACACAACATCTGTAAATTCATCAACTGTAAATGTTGATGATGTAATTCTTCATCTTGGTGATGTTAACAAAATAAGAACAGTTGTCGGTAGTGATGCTGTTGCTGGTGTTAATACAATTAGATTAGATTCAATATCTAATCTTAATGTTAGTGATGTCGTAACTGGATCTGCTAATTTATCGCCACTAGGATTGACAACAATCACTAGTATTGATAGTACATATAATATTATAACAATTCAAGATACTATTCTTAGTTCTGGAATTAGTACTCAAACTCAACTAACAATAACTACTGGATATGATACAAATACCGATAGAGGTATTTCGTATGGTTATAATACTGGAGTTGGAACAGCAAATAATAAAATAGGATTTTTTGGTTTTGATGATAGTACAGGTTATTGGACTTATATACCTGATGCTACTATCACAAATAGCGTTGTTTCTGGAACTAAAGGAACCCTAGATTTAGGTGCTGCCTTTTTTGATTGGGCAGTCTCTGGAATACATACTAGAGGATCAATGTATTTTGATTCTTATGGACAAGTAAAGAGCACTCTCACACCAGAAGTTGGATATGCTACTACTTCAAATTTTGTATTAACAACAGATGCTTCAAACGTTCCTGTTTGGACCAGTGTTTTAGACGGAGGATCTTACTAAAATGAAACCAACAACTCGCCAACAATTGGTAGATTATTGCCTTAGAAGGTTGGGTGCTCCAGTCTTAGAAATTAACATTGATGATGATCAAATTGACGATCTAGTTGATGATGCTCTTCAATATTTTCACGAAAGACACTTTGATGGTGTCGAAAGAATGTACTTGAAGTACAAAATCACTCAAGAAGATATTGATAGGGGAACCGCAGATCCACTTAGCAATAGCACTGTTGGAATTGTAACTACCACAGGAACAGCGACTATTAGTGGTGTTGGTGCAACTACTTTTAATTTCTATGAAAATGCTAACTTTATTCAAGTTCCAGATTCAGTAATTGGTATTGAAAAAGTTTTTAAATTTAATACTAATTCAATTAGCCAAGGCATGTTTAGTATAAAGTATCAGTTATTCTTAAATGACTTATATTATTTCAATTCTGTTGAACTTTTACAATATACTATGGTTAAATCTTATCTCGAAGACATTGATTTCTTATTAACGACTGATAAGCAAATTAGATTTAATAAAAGACAAAATAGACTTTATTTGGACATTGATTGGGGTTCAAAAGCAAAAGATTCATTTATTGTTATTGACTGTTATAGGATTTTAGATCCAAATGATTTTACAAAAGTTTATAACGATAGTTTTTTAAAAAGATATTTAACTGCCCTAATGAAACGTCAATGGGGGCAAAATTTGATAAAATTTAGAGGAGTGAAATTACCTGGTGGAGTTGAACTAAATGGTAGAGAAATTTATGATGATGCTGAAAAAGAATTAGAAATGATTAGAGAAAGAATGTCTATGGATTATGAATTACCACCTTACGATTTTATTGGATAATGGCACTTAACCCTTTCTTTCTACAAGGTTCTCCAAGTGAGCAAAGACTCGTACAAAGTCTTATCAATGAACATCTGCAGATATTTGGTGTTGAGATAACATACATTCCAAGAATGTTTGTTAACAAAAAAACAATCATTGAAGAAATACAATCTTCAAGATTTGATGATAATTATTCAATTGAAGCATATGTGAACACATATGAAGGATATTCTGGAGCTGGAGATATTTTAACAAAATTTGGAATGAGTTTAAGAGATGAAGTTACTCTAACAATTTCTAAAGAAAGATTTGAAGATTTTATAGGTCCATTTTTAGGTTCTGCTGGAGATGCCTATGAGGTTGAACTTTCTAGTCGTCCAAGAGAAGGTGATTTAATTTATTTTCCATTAGGACAAAGATTATTTGAAGTTAAATTTGTTGAACACGAGCAACCTTTTTATCAATTGGGAAAACTTTATGCTTATGAATTAAAGTGTGAACTATTTGAATATGAGGATGAAGTTATTGATACCTCTATTGCTGAAATTGATACTCAAGTTGAAGAAGAAGGATTTATTACTACTTTAAATCTTATTGGTGTTGGTAATACAGCAAACATAACACCTTTTATTGGAACCGGATATATTCAAGAAATTACATTAACAAATGATGGTAGTGGTTATACTTCTGTTCCAACAGTGGCAATTACAACATCACCATCGGGTAATCCTCTCCATAATGCCTCTGCTGTTGCTATAACGACGGTTAAGTCTGGCGTTTATTCCGTAAAAGAAATATTGATAACAAATGCTGGAACTGGATATACTGTAGCACCAACAATATCGATTATTAGTTCACAAGGAGCTGGTGCGGTAGCAACATGTGCGATTAATACTTCTAATTATGGAATAGTTAGAACAGTTATCAATGATGCTGGAACTGGATATAGTCCATCATTTATTCCAATATTAACATTTACTGGACCAGTAGGAGTTGGATCTACAGCACTTGGTATTGTTCGTGTGAGTGCTTCCACTCAAGGAATTAGTAGTGTATTGCTTTCCAGTCCTGGATATGGGTATAGTGCCGCTGCTGTTCCAACAGCAACTGTTGGACCACCAACAATTATTACCGGAGTTGGTACATTTGCCTTTAATGAAATTATAACTGGAGAAACATCAAATACTAAGGCAAGAGTCAAATCTTGGGATACCGATACTAGAGTTCTTAAGATATCGTTTGTTGGTATTGGGTCTACAACAGCAGGATTTATTCCTGGAGAAGTTCTGGTAGGAACAATATCATCCGCTAGATATACTATTAACTCTTATGACCATGATGACATCTATGATAAATATGCTCAGAATAATGAAATAGAAGAAGCGGCGGACGATCTTTTAGACTTTAGTGAATCTAATCCATTTGGAAATTATTAAGATAAATGCTAGGAACTTATTTTTACCACGAAATTATTAGAAAGACCGTCATTGGATTTGGCACTCTTTTTAATGATATTCACATTCGACATCAAGATAAAAATGGTGGAGATTTGACGGACATCAAGGTGCCTATTGCCTATGGTCCAACACAAAAGTTTTTGGCAAGAATTGAGCAACAGGCAGATCTTAACAAACCTGTTGCCGTAACTCTCCCAAGGATTTCTTTTGAAATGACATCTTTACAATATGATGCTTCAAGAAAAGCGGGTGTAACTCAAACATTTAAAGCCTCTGATGGTACAAATTTAAAGAAAGTATTTTTACCTGTTCCATATAACATTGGATTTGAGTTAAATGTTTTATGTAAATTAAATGACGATGCGCTGCAGATTGTTGAACAAATTTTACCATTTTTTCAACCTGGTTTTAGCATAACTATTGATCTAGTTGATTCGATTGGTGAGAAAAGAGATGTTCCAATTGTTTTAGATAATATTTCTTTCCAGGATGATTATGAAGGTGATTTTTCAACGAGAAGAGTTTTAATTTATACTCTAACTTTTACAGCAAAAACCTATCTATTTGGTCCTATTGCTTCCACAACAGATGGTCTCATTCGTAAGGTTCAAGTTGATTACTATGCTGATACTAATAGAGAAACTGCCAAGAGAGAGCTAAGATATACAGCAACTCCAAAAGCACTTAAAGATTATAATAATGATAATACTGCCCAACTAGCAGACGATATTACTAAAGAAACAACATTGGTTGGTGTTAATGACAGTAGTGGGTTTACTTTAGGTAATAGGATCATTATAGATAGTGAAATTATGTATGTTAAGGAAATTCCAAATTCTTCTCAACTAATTGTTGTAAGAGGATACAATGGTTCTTCAATTACGACACATCTGAAGAGTGCTTCTATAGATCTCTTAACTGCTGCTGATGATAATCTAGTTGATGTTGATGATGACTTTGGATTTAATGAATCTATAACATCATACACAGACTCTAGATCTTATAGTCCAACACTAAAGACTGATATTTGAGTAAATTATTATGCCTAATGGATTTGAAAAAATTGATGATGCTTTGAATATTGAAAGTAGCATTATAGAAGTTGAAAAAACTTCTAGAGAAATAGAAAAAGTTAGAAGCACGGATAAAAATGATATTCAAAAAGATTATGAGTACACCCGTGCTAATTTGTATTCTCTGATTGAAAAGGGGCAAGAAGCAATTAATGGAATTATGGAACTAGCTGGTGAAGGTGGATCACCTAGAGCATATGAAGTTGCCGGACAATTAATTAAAAGTGTTGCTGATACAACTGATAAATTAATAGATTTACAGAAAAAACTTAAAGATGTTGAAGAGGAGACGGTAAAAGCAACAAATAATGTTACTA